CGTACGGCATGCCCTCGGTGTTCGTGGGTTTCGCCTGTGCTACGCTGTCCTTGCGGACGTACGTGATGCCGTTCAGTTCGATTTCTTCGTTTACCATCTTCGATCCTTTGCCCTACTGGGCGGTTGAGTTGTTAGTTACTTCGTCATCCTTCGGAGCCGACGGAAGCGGCATCCAATACTTTACGCAGTTGCTTTCGCAAGTGTTCATTTTTCCCCAAGAAATCCATTTCATATCGTGAGAAAACCTGACAATGTACCGCTTGTTTGCGTCATCTACAACAAGGACTTCTTCACCCCATTTCGGCTTTTCGTCGGGGAACTTGTGCCACACCGGGACCCGCGATTCCAGCTCCGCGATGTAAATGTCCATCTCGTCCACGTCGTACGCCTTCCACGGGACTCTGTTGATTTCCCCGGTTACGGCGTCGGGGCCGAGGTTGTTTTCCAGTTCTATCGGTTCCGGCTTTATCATGCGTCCTCCCTGTTCCTGGCAGGACGGCCGCGGCGCTTTGCAGGCTTCGGATTCGGTACGGCCGCGTCCTTGTTGTGCATCGCCATGCGGTGCGCCAGCTGCTTGTGGAACGAAATCGGTTTAGCTTTACCGATGCGTTCCACGAGAAAATCAGTGATATTGAGTTCCAGGCTGTTCCGGAACAGCTCCTCGGAGGTGTTGACGCAGTCTACGATGGCGCCTCCGATGATGCGTCCGGCATCTTCAAGGTCCTTGCCGTCGAGCGCTCCCAATACCTTGCTCGTGTCGAATTTCATGTCCATTATGCTGCCTTCCTCCATTTGGGTTTGAACTTCTTGCACCAGGCGTTCAGCGCGGACTCCGCGTCTTTTCCTGGTTTCATATTACGGGACCATTCGTCGCCGTAGAACTGCACCAGCTTGCCGTTCCTGTTCAGCTCCGCGGTGGCAAGCGGGCGCCCCTTGCACGCCAGGAACACCAGCAGGCACTTGCCGTCGATCACCTTGCCGATGTAGTCGGCCGTCACTAGGCACTGGTGCAGAATCTTTGCCTGCATGCTTATGTCCTTGATGCTTTCCGGAACGTAGACCTGGATGTCGCCTTCGTTGAAGACCTTGCCCATGAACTTCTTCACGGCTTCCACGTACTTGCCGTTGCGCTTCATGAGCTTCTCTCTGTCCAGGCGGGCATTCTCCTTCATGACCTTGTCGTGGGATTCGCGTAGGTCTCCGGGGAACTTCCAGTAGCCGTCCTCCACGTCGTGGCCGCATACCTTGGCCATGGAGATGTAATCCTTGTAAACGCCGTGCAAGGCTTCGAGGGAGTATTCCTCCCTGTACACGGTGCCCTTGCGCAGCTGCGCGTGCAGGTACTTGAGGAGCTCCGTGGTGCACTTGTAGGTCTTGACCATGTGGTAGTCGTCCTGGGAGAGCCCGGACTTCATGAGGGCGAGAATTTCGCCGAAGCCGGGGTCCTTGATTTCCGGGTGCTGCTTGAGGTACTGCATGATCTCGCACTGTTTCCTGTAGGTGGCCTGCGCGAACGACCTGGAGACCGTGAGCTTGTAGTATTCGCCGTTGTAGAGCCTCTCGCATTCGGGCCACAGGAGCCACGCCTTCAGGTATTCCATCACCTCGGTGACCTGCACGCCCGTGCGGTTCGCGAGAATCTTGTCGAGCATCCAGCGGAATCCTGGGTGGCGTTCCTTGACGGTCTCAATCTCGTAATGGCCGATATTGGTGTAAATGGCGTTCGAGCTCACGCAGACGGTCTTCAGCGCCTTGCAGTTCATCCAGGGCTTGCCCCACTCGGCGGGGTGCTCCGGGTCGTCCAGGAGGTAGCCACCCATGTAGACGTAGCAGAGGTTCGCGCGGGCTTCCTCGCGGCCGTCCTCGTATTCCCTGAACACGTCCATGTTCCCGGCCTTGATTCCCTTGCGCCTGTTTTCGCACCAGGATGCGTTCACCACGCGCACGATCTGGCCGTCAATTTTCTGGAGCCTGTCTTCAAATATGCAGCGGATCATCTACACCCCCATGGCCGCGAAAAGGTCGAGCTGGCCCTGCTCCGGCTGGATTTGTGCGGTCTGTGCCGGGGTCTTCTCGGCCTGCATGGGTCTCTTGTAGTAGCAGTCCAGGCACATCCCTTCCTTGTAGACGTTGATGACCTCGCGGCCGCACACGCGGCAGGTCGGGAACTTCTTCGCCTCGGGCACCTTCTTTGGAGGCTCCGCAGCCTTCAGGCCGTGCTTTTCCTTGAGCTTCTCCAGGCGCTCGCGTTCCTTGTCGAGCTGTTCCTTCTCGAAGTCTTGGGTGACCTTCTTGGCCTTCGGTTCTGTCTTCTTGGCGGCCTTCTTGGGCGCCTTCTTCTTCTCCGCTAATTCCATGCGCTTCTCTTCCTTGGCGGCCTTCTCCTCGTCCTCCTTTGCCCACATCTCGTCGTTGAAATAGTCGCGGCAAATCTTGAAGCATACCTCGTCGGGGACTTCGCCGTTCTTCCCGTCGAGGATTTTACGCGCCACGTCCACGAGATGCTTCACGCAGTCCTTCAGCTTCTTCGGGTCGTACTTTTCGCAGTTGGCCTTCAGGTGCGCGTCTATGCGCTCCTCCATCGTTCCATGCTTCGCCATCGCCTTGTATTGTTCCAGGAGTTCGTCGTTCATTTTTTACATCCACGTAACGGAAAAAGTGAGCACGCCTGCAGCAATCCAGTACACAAGCATCTTCATGTCGCCCTTGACTGCATACTGCACCGCAGCGCAGAAGTCGAGAGCCATGAGTATCGTCGGGAATATCTTCTCCATCAGTTCGCCTCCAGGTAGTATTCCGCGTAGTTCTTGCGGTTGCGCGATACGATGCGCGTCTTGACCTTGTACCCCATCTTGCGGATGTCCGCGATGCGTGCGCTCAAGCGGAAGCACCCGAAGCGGCGGAGCGCACCCATCGGCGTGATTTTAGCGCCTTCCTTCAATGCGGCGAGGATGCCTGCGTTCTGCGATTGTCTCTGCATTATTCGTCCCTCCCGTAGTTCTCGCCATCGGCATAGCACTCGTCGAAGTGTTCCATCACGAAGGCCACGAAGTCCTCGTGCATCTTTTCCGCTTCCAGGTCCGTCTTGCCATCCGGTTCGCGGTCAATTTGCCATTGTCCGTCGTAGGTGTGAATATGCTTTTGTATGTCGGCTTCGATATAGTCGCCGTCAACGTGAGCGACGAAGGCCATCGTTTCGTACCAGCGTTTTAGTCCAATTTCGTCGAAGCCTTCATGCTTTCCGTAGTGGCTACGCTTTACGAGGCATCCCACAGACGAGACTACAATCATTCTCCCGTCATCGTTCTTAACGAGCGTGTTTCTATGCCATTGACATTCCGGTCCGCAACAGAAGTGTCCAGCCCATCCGCGTTCGATTCTTTCCATTTGTCGTTTCTCCTTGTGTTAGGTCAAAGTTTTGCGGGGCTCCGTAGGTTCGACTTCGTTTGTAAAGTTCTGGTGTAAAAACAATGGAGTGGCCTCCGTTGCCCCGCCTGCCTCGGAATCGTTAGTTCATCCTCGGCATTTCCGGCGCCCCAGCCGAGCGTGAAGGGGTCCGTGTGGAGTGCTCGGAGGGGCTAGTTCGTGGGCCCGTAGGGTGCGGTTCTCGCGTAGGGGATACTGTCTTATTCTGTGTGTATGCACCCGTGGGCCAAACTTGCGCAGGTTGTTTTATCGAGGTGCGTGACCGCCTGCAATCCTCGAAATATGCCGACAAGGGTCTAGCCTTGCCTCCGTGTGCTCAAGACCGCCACGGTGCGGTTACATACCCTTCTTGAGCAGGGGCCGGAAACGTTGAGTTTTTCCGTTTGTGCTTATCAGCAAGGTTTAGCAGTAGCCCACAGCAACGGTGGAATAAGAGCCGAATCTCGTAATAATCACCCCTACGGCTTTCGCCATAGGTCCACCGCTGAATCCGTGCGCTGGGGCTTCGTTCGCCTGCACCCGCAGGCTAGCGGCAATCGCGGGAGTCGGACCCGCGAGACGGTGCTTAGCGGATGCACCGCCGTCTGCCGGACTTGCCGTACACTTCCAGTTGTCTTCGGAGTCTTGTATGGAAGTGCGAAGCTGTACTGACTCGTTATATGGTTGCCCGGATTCGAGGCTCCACCTCCGGGCGGGGTGTCACTAAGGCCAAGGAGGAGGCCCGCCTCAAATCAGCTAGAATTCAAGTACAGCTCCTATTTCAAATCGTTCCCTAATGAAGTTGCAGTGTTTTTCGAGAGTGTCCAATTTTTCCCCCGTTTCCTTGATGGCCGCACTTAAAACATCTTTTAGATGTCCCTTCCATTAAGCGCGGCCCCCATTAAAAGGGAGGTCATCTTCTGGGCTCGCGTACTGCGACGCATCCACCCTTCCGGCCTTCGGTGCGGGCTTCTGCGCCTGCGCGGCGGGCTTGGGGCTGTTGCGGAGCAGCGCGTTGTATTTCGCCACCACGGCGCGCGCCTGGTTCGAGTCCATGGCCTTCACGCCGCGCGACGCGAAGTGTCCGGGCCTGTTCACGAAGCGCACCTTCTCGTAGTCGTTGCCCTCGTAGGTTTCCACCTCGGTGGAGATTTCCACAGCTACGCCTTCGAGGTCGTTGCCGTCGTTCAGCGTGGCGAAGTCCATGCCCTGCCAGCCGATGTCGCGCAACGTCTTGACGGTGTTCTGCGCGCTGTTGTCTGTAAGCCACAAGTCCGCGTAGAAGGTCTTGTCGACGGCGCTGCCGTCGTCGAGGCAGGTGTCAGCCTTGATGCACAGCTTGACCGAGGGCGTGTGGTTGTTCTTGGATTCGGCGAGCGCGTGGCTCGTGATCGTGCCGGAGTAATTAGCCATTTTCGGCCTCCTTGATAGCGTTCTTTACGTTGTTGAGTACCTTCTGCAAGTCCACGACGGAGCGGGGCGTCTCGAGCCATTTTAGGGTCTTGTCGGCCTTGTCCTTCGGCAGGCGTTCCAGGAGACCGCGCAGCTCGATTTCTGCAGCCTTCGCGTCGCCTCCGTTGCCGTCCATGGCCGAGAGGATGGCGAGCATGTCGAGCGGCATCTGCTCGGGGAGCCCGTAGCGGTTCTTCGCGTCCCATGCCGCGCTGTGCGTCGTTTCAACGACGCGGGTGCTGCCGCCGTATGCCTTGACCTTGTTGTCCACCTTCTCGACGAAGGTCTCGAAGCGGGCGAAAAGCACCGCGTCGGCCCATTCCTTGAAGATGCCGCCCACCTTGCCGTTCAGCTTGCTCTCGAAGTGGTCGTAGTCGTCGCCGAGCACGTTCTGCACCTTGCGGAGCTGCGAGTGCGAGAGGAGAAGGATGTTCAGCCCCGCGCGGTTGACCTTGTCGAGCGCGACGAGCAGCTTGCGCGCCTCCTGCTGCGCGAGCACGTAGCCCTTGCCGTATCCGAATCCCTCGATGTTCTTCTGCTTGCCTTCGTTGCACACGTGGGCGTAGAGCATGGGCTCGACCCAGTCCAGCGTGTCGATGACGAGCGTGCGGAAGTCGCCCGGATTCTGCGCGAGTTCCTCGCAGAAGTCGAGGATGTCCTTCCAGGATTCCGGCGTGAAGTTGGGGATGCCCTCGAACTGCGGACCGACAAGGCCGGATTCTCCGCAGATGAATACGGGATTCGGCATGCTCGCGCCCGCGGTGGACTTGCCCACGCCCTCCACGCCGATGAGCATGATCTTCGGCGGGAGCTTCGTCGGCCCTTTCTTGATTTTGGAGAGTAGATTGTTCATTTTTTCCTCGCTTTTTTGTAGTTGGTTAAAGTTCCTCGTTCGCGGTTTCGGCCTTGCGGAACAGAGTCACGTCCTCGAGCGATGCGCAGCCGGTGCATACGTCGAAGTATTCGCACGAGCCGTAGATGGAGCAGGCGTTCGGGTTGCGGCTCCACCTCCCGATGCGTTCGGCGTCCGCGATTTCGCGGCCCACCGCCCACATGTCGAACAGGTAGTCGGAGAGGTCGGACTCGGAGCGCACCACCTCGACGCGCTGGAAGTAGTAGTCCGGGCGTTCGGCGATGTCGGCCATCAGGCGCTCTTGCCATTCTTCGGGAGTCTCGTCACATTCGTGCTGCCCCGCGTAGAGCGTGCCGTCCTTCTTGTATTTTCGGTTCTCCTCTGGCGTTGCCTTGTACGGTCTAATCGTCGGCTTGCGGATGACGTCGTAGAGGCACACATCCACATCGAATCCGAGGGTGGACGCGCCCACGTAGTAGCCGCTCACCTGCCCGTCGATCGGGAGCTTCTTCCAGTAGTCGCTGCCGGGTCCGATGTCCTGGCTCGTGGTCTTGTGTTCCACGATGATGTGCTTGCCGGTCGCCCTGTCCTTCGCGATGGCGTCGATCTTGCCAGCGAGCACCCAGGTCTTGCTCACTCCACCCGTCTCGGGGTTCATCAGCGGAGCTTCGAACCCGAACTCCGCGCCGACGCGTTCGTAGCGTTCCGCGTCGCCCGCTTCCCATTTCGCCTTGTAGCCCTCGAAGAGGCAGCGCAGCGTCACGTCGGTGTAGTCGTCGCCCGTGAGCACAAGCGTTTCCTGTCCGCCCCAGTACGCCTCGAGGAGCGCGTGCATGGCGGTCCCGAAGGAGAGCGCGTCCGATACCTTCACCGGACGGACGAGGTCCACGTAGGCTATCTTGTAGGCCCTGTGGCATGCGTTGAACTTGGAGCGCATGGAGTTGGTGAGCTTGCGGATATTATCCATGGAGCACCCCCTCGAATTCGTCTTCCAGGGCCTTCGCGAGGTCGCGCTTGATGCGCAAGACCTTCTTCTGCGCTTCCCTGTACGCGAGCTGCTGCATGGTGGTGAACTCGCCGCCCGCCATCAGGAAGTCGACGATGTTCGTCGCGAGGTTCTGCAGTTGCCGGACGGCCTGCTCGTGGTTACGTTCCAGAATCTTCATGTCTTCGATAGTCATGGTTTTCTCCTTGTTGTTAGTAAGTCCTTGCGAATTCGCGTGCCACCCAGCACGCCATCTCGAATGTCGCCCCTCCGCGACGGATGCGTTCGCACTCGCGCTGCACCTTCGTGTTCGTGGCCGCCTCGCCGCTCACGATCAGGTACGCCCTGCCCGGCTCCCCGCGGACGATGAACCTGCTGCCGCTCTTCGCGCTATGGTATTCACGTTCTTGCATTTTTCGTCTCCATTATCCTCGCGAGCTGCGCCCGGAAAAAGGCCAGGTTCTTCTTGAGCCATGCTCGCTGGTACGCCACGAACTCGGCGTTCTTCGGGTCCGCCTCGAACCGTTCGACGATAGCCCGTGCCGTTTCCTTGTCCATGCCGAAGTAGATGTCGCACAGCGCCTGCGTCGCCATCATGTACGTGACCTCATCGTTCGTCGGGATTTTCTTGCCCGGTCTATTGTCCTCGATGGCGTACACCCTGGGCTGCGGCAGGTTCTCCTGGCGGTAGTTGGTAAGGGCTTCCTTGAGCACCCTCTGTGTCGGCACGTCGGTCATGTCGCGGGCCTTGCGGAACGCGTTGTGGACCTCCTCGACGGAGGAGAACTGGAGCGCGTCCTGGAGCGCCGCGGCCACAACGCCCACGGTGGTCGGCACTACGCGCCCCGCCTGCGTGTACGAGAGGATGAGCTGCTGGTGGATGGCCTCTAAAATCTTATCCATTCGACGCCCTCCTGTTCGCCATCAGCGCGTCGAGCTGTCTCTTGGACTCCTCGATGTTCCGGCGCGAAATGTCGTCTGCGGTCAGGAACTTCTGCTTCGGTTCTCCATCCTTGTCCTTGCGCCTGCCCCAGTTGAGGAGCGTGGCGTAGTGGCTCTTGTAGCGTTTCCCGCTCGATGCCAGGTACGAGGACAGCTCCTCGATGAGCGCGTTCGCATGGTCGGCGCCTTCTGCCTGGACGAGCTTCTCGAACTCGGCGGTGGTCATCTTGACGTTGCCGAACTCGCCGTAGGTGTTCTGCGGCGGTGTGGAGCGGGAGGGCTTGCTAGTTGCCCTCCCGTCCACGGGTCGTTCGTCCTTATCATGTAGGCTGTCGAGAGTCTCGGTGTCGGCAGATGAGCTAGATTCCAGATTGGCTGCATCGCTGCCGTCGGATTCGTTCTCCACATCCTCGCGGGTAGTGGCATCTGCCGACAAGTTCTTCGCGCGACGGATAGTGCCGCAAATAGTCTTTACGCGTTCCTCGCCGTACTTTTCGACGAGCCGCTTGTTCACTTCCTCGCTTGACGCGTTCGCGCCTAGTTCCTTGAGGACGGCGGCGCGCATCTTCTTGAAGGACTGCGTCGCGCGGTAGCCTTCCGCCTCGACGATGAGTTCCATCGCGAACGGGTGCGGGTTCTCGTTAGTTCCCCAGCATCCGAGCGTGTACTCGAAATCGCGCACCCATTGTGCGCAAGCCTTGTCATCGTAGATGACCTTGTGCAGCTCGCGGCGCAGTGCTGTCGTGTCCAGTTGGACTTTCATCTAGTCCTCACCGTTGCGTTCGAGTTTCTCGCATACGGAGCGCATGGTCTCCGCGGAGTGAGCGAACCCTGCCTGGTCGAGTTCCGACCTTGCGTTCTTCGCCTTCGTCTCGAAATCGGTGAGGGCCGCCCTCGCCACGTTGACGAGGAGCGTCTTTTCTTCTATCTTGAATCTGAAACCAGCCATAATCTTTCCTTTACGGCTGGGTTGTGGATAAATTAAATTCGGTTTAAATATTCTACATTATCGGCAACCCAACCATAACCCAATTATACATAATTTTTCGCCCAAAGTCAATATTATTTTGTAAAATATCAGTTTACAGACGGGTTTGGTTTACATAAAAAAGACCACCTAGGTGTTACCTAGGAGGCACATAGGTGTCACCTAGCTTAACCTATGTGTCACCTCTTATGTTATGTAGTGGTATGTTTTAATTAAAACATACCATACCATACCATTCCATTACATCCCATACCATTACATTCCATTACATTCCAAGTTTTTATTTAATTATTATATAAATTTTTAAGCTTGTCTTTTCCTAGAGGAAAAGGTGCCCCCACGCGTTCAAAAAATTTCCTGCGCATACTTTTGCCCAGCCAAACGAAAAAGAGCCCCAAAAGGGCTCTCTGTGCAAATACGGGGCCGTCTACTTTTCCGGCTTGTCCTTGTCTGGCGACTTCAGCTCCGGGCCGTATTCCAGGCCCTCCTTCTTCAGCAGCATGTCCAGCTTGTCCTCGATGCGGCGCACGGCCTCCGAGTCGTTCGTGCCGCGGCGCGCGATGTCTATGAGCGCGCCCCACACGATCGCCGCACCTCCAACGTAAATAGCGAACTCTTTAAAAACTTCGAACCAGCTCATGCGCCCTCCCTGCCGAGGTACGCCTCGACAAGCGCACGGACGAGAGCGCTCTGGTTGCCCGCAACCTTCATGTCCACACCCTCGCCCGCAGCCTTCTTCATCGCCTTGTCGAGCTGCGCACGGTCCAGGTTCAGCGTTATCCGTTCCAGCTTCATGCGCCCCTCCTTATCGGTTCGCTCCAGACGCACAGCGGCATGTACGACGGCGGGACGAACCCGAAAACGCGCATGAGCGCCTCCTCCCTGCTTGATGCCACCACGGACTCCGTGACGGTGGTGCAGGTCGGGACGTGGTAGTGGCACACGTGCCACAGGAAATGCTTGAGTCTTTGTATCTTTCGCATGTTGGACCTCGCTTTGTTTGGGGGTTACTTTTTAAATATATGTAACTTGCGTAATTTATGTAATAGTTTTATGTAAAATATTTATTTACAATATTGCTTTTATGCGAATATTTGCATAAATTATGTATGAAGGGGTCCGCTGCTACTATGAGGCGGACTATGGCTACTAAATCAAAAAAAGGCACGAAGGCTAAACAGGATACGCTCCAGGAGCCCGTCCTGGCCCCTACCCCTGCCGGAACTACTCCCGAACCCGAAAAGGCCGCAGAAGACACGGAAACGCACAAAGCCGACCAGGTATACGTGCCGCCCCCGAAATCCCCCGAGGAAATCATTCACGAGCGCTACGGGATCAGCCCCGACCAGACGAACATCCCCAAACTCCTTTACGCCCTCCTCTGCGAGGCCGTATCGAGATAACGGAGGCGCGTATGACTCTCGGCTCCCTCTCGCTCAAGGTCGGGGAAAAGACCGATTCTGCCCCGCAAATCCGCAAGAATTCTGCAAAAAACGGCGTCAAAACCGCAAAAAAGCCGATTCTGCGCGAAAAATGCACGACTACTCCGACCTCCCAAAAGACCTCACGCCTCGACAACCTGGGCGGAAAGTTCCATCGGTGGACTGCGGAAGAAGCCCTCGCCGCCGGGAAAAAGGGCGGGCAGACTTTCGCTATCCGCAACGCCCTCCGGAAAGACTTTGAACGCTCCGCTGCCGAGGGCGGCAAACTGTCCGCCATCTTCGAGAAGGCGATAAACACGCAAGACCTCGACTTGATCACTTTCGTGGAAAAGGCCGCGAAACTCGTCGGCGCTACGTTCGACCAGTCCGACGAGGCCAAGCAGAAGATCGAGCTCGCCGGAAAACTCGACAACAACCTGAACGTCAAGATCGAGAAGGTGTAGCGTGGATGTCACGCTGAAACTCCTACCCCACCAGCGAAAGTTGGTTGACTCCGTCGCCAACAAGTCGCTCCTCTTGTGCGGGCGTGGCGCGGGCAAGTCATACATCCTCGCCGCTATAACCCTGCTCACGCTATTGCAGGGCAAGAACGTGATGGTAGGCGGCCAGCGCTACGACACGCTCCACGACACGCTCTATGCGGAAATCAAGCGCATGGCTACCGACTGGGGCATATACTCGTTCATCGAGTGGCGAGAGGCCCCGATGCAGATGCGCTACAACGGGCACTTCGTCTACTTCGGCACATACGAGTCGGTGGACGCGTCGCGCGGATACACCAACATTTCCCTGCTGCTGCTCGACGAGATGTTCCTCGCACCGTTGACGATCCTCTCCGTCTGGGGACCGTGCATGCGTGGCCCGGAGGTTGACAGGCCACGAATCATCGGGGCGACCACTCCACGCGTCGACAGCGGCTGGAACGTGTTGATGGCTTCTAGTGACTGCGACTGGGAAATCATCAGGGCGACGACGCGCGACAACACGTTCATAACAGACGAACAGTATGCGCTCATCCTATCCGGCATAACTACCGACGAGATGCGCCGCCAGGAACTCGACGGCGAGATTCTCGTGGGCAACGGCGCGACATCGCTCATCCATCTTGACGAGTTCCCCCTCATTGCAGCGCCTACCCTTGACGACATGATCAAGGCCGGGCTCGACTGCGGCGAGGGCGTGGAGCGTGACGCGACCGCGTTCTTCGCGCGCAAGGGGAACACCGTGCTCGACATGTGGAAGCTGAACGGCATAGACCACGAGGAGACCGTCCGGCGCATCCTCAACTTCCACAAGGCGCACCCGATCGGCAAGCTGAACATGGACATGGCGTTCAGCGACTACGAATACAACATCCTAAAGTACGAGATGCCATGCGAGCAGATACCGTTCGCACGTCACCCCAGCGAGGACAACCGCGCGAAGTTCGCGAACATCCGCGCCGAGATGATGTTCAACTTTGTGGCGCAAGTCAAGCGCGGCCTATGCGTCGAAGGATTCGACCTCACGCCCGAACTGAAACGGCAGGCGTGCGCGCTATCGTGGCGCAAGGACAGGCAGGGCCGTCTGCTCGTTACCCCGAAGGACGACCTTCGCGTGCTGCTCAAGATGTCCACCGACATCCTGGACGCCGCCGCCCTCTCGTGTCTCGAGCTATCGGCCATCGACGACCCCGCGATGTCGATGGAGTCCGTCCAGGACATGAGCGCCGCAGAAATCGCCGAAATCATGGAGGACGAGTAGATGAAGGGATTCGCATACGAGAACGCCGACGCGCTCGCCATGGCCGTACGGCTGCGCATGGCCAACAGATGCCCCGCCGACATTTCCGACCTCCTCGGGCGCGTGGTCATGGACCTCGTCTACATGGCGGCACGGCTCATGGCCTACAAGCCGAAATACTCCAGCGAGGGCCGGATTAACATCATCTTCGACATGGACAACCGCATGGACGCCGTCATGCGCATAATGAAGGCCATAGACGAGCGCAAGATTCGGACGGACAACCCGAAGGCGATGGTTAACTACATGGTCTTTACGGCGCAGAACTCGTTCCGCAACGCCATCTACTTCGCCGAGAACCGACAGCGCATCGGGAAGATGGTAAACGTGGACGACGTGACGGACAGGACGTTCAAGAAATTCGACCGTATTACGGCTGGAACGAGGATAAACTGCGACTCCGTCCTGTCGGCTCTTTCCGGGTGCGTGTCGAACCTTTACGGGGAAACGGAGCACGGCATACCCGGAAAAAAAGTTTTAGCAATACTCAACCAATAGGAGACAACACCATGGGAAGAAGGACAGACGAACTCCTCGCAGAACTGAAGGACGAGGAAGCCAAGGAACAGAAGGCGACACCCGCCGAAACCACGCCGGCGGAAACAGCTCCCGCCGAAACCGAGACGACACCGGCAGAAACGCCGGACGAACCGCCCGCGGAACCGCCCAAGGAACCCGGGCAGCCCGAGACGCCATCGGAAGAACCCGAGGCGCCCGCCGAGCCGCCCAAGGACAACCCGCCGAAAAAGAAGGAAATCCCGACAGACCCTCTCCAGCGCGCCACGTACTCGTTCAACCGACAGCTCGGAAAGCAGAAGGAGAAGTACGAGAAGGAAATCGCCGAGCGCGAGGAGGCCTTCAAGAAGATGCAGGCCGAATTCGACGAACTGAAGAAGCAGCTCGCACCGAAGGAGACCCCCAAGACCCGCGCCGACTTCAAGAACGACGACGAGTACATCGACTACCTAGTGCAGCAGCGCACCGCCAAGGAGCTCGACAAGTTCCGCGAGGAATCCGCCAAGGCCAAGAAAGCAGCCGACGACGAGGCGGCAAAGAAGGCTGCCGCGGACGAGGAAATCGAGAGACAGCAGCAGGCGTGGATCGAGAACGTGAACAGCGCCTTCGGCAACGACGCGAAGCGCGTGCAGGGATTCCTCTCCAAGGCGACCCACGCGAACCGCAACGGGTTCGGGCAGATTCTCGACGCATGCCCCGCAGCCGCGGACTACCTGTTCAACAACCCGGCAGGCCCGAAGGTCATGGAGAAGCTCCTGGACGACAAGGACGCGTTCCTGCGCGTGTTTGGCAACGGCCACGCCTCGCAGCTCGACGTGTACTACTCGCTCCGCAAGATCGAGGAATCGCTGAACGGGCAGGAGGCGCCGCAGAACCCCGCGGCACCAGCGAAGAAGGCCATGCCGGCCATCGGACGCCCCGGAAGGCAGGCCGGAGGCGGAAGCGCCCCGGACATCTTCAGCGACGACGACGCCCTGCGGAGCTACATCCGCGGGCTGCGCTGACCCTCTGCCCTTCTCACTTGTACTTGGCACACGCAAGGGCGTAGAAGCCCTTGCCGCCGAAAGGGCGACGTAATTCCCTCCGACTGACGGCCTGCCGTGGACCTTGACTCGCGGCGTTTCCCGATTCTGTATGCACGTAACGGGGCGCGCGAAACCAACGGAACATCCACGACAACTGCGCCAACCAGCGCGGAGGGTAAATTTATGGCATTCGCCAACAACAAGAAAGTCAAGCTCATCGCCTCCATGGTCGATGACGACATGGCCTACATCAAGGGCTCCAAATCCTACTTCAGCCAGGACGAAGTCAAGGGCAAGAAATTCGGCCAGACCGTCTCCGGCTACCTCGCCGACCCCGGCACCGTCCACGACGGCATCGTCGCAAACCCCGACTCCATCAGCGAAATCGAAATCACCGCAACGATGCAGAACAAGAATTCCTCCTGTGAACTCGACCTCTGGAACGAGTTCACCGACATCGAGGACTTCGCCAAGGAAATCGCGGAACCGCGCGCCAAGAACCTCGCGCTCTCCGCACAGAAGGCCATCATGGACGCCAACATGATCCGTTCGTGCCAGGCCGTCGTCGCCACCTCCGCAGGCTTCGGTCTCCTTACCAAGTCCGCCAAGGCCCTCGACGAACTCGGCGTGGCCGGCAAGAAGCTCTCCTTCCAGTCCCCGAACATCATGGGCGACATCGCCGAAAGCGGCCTCTCCCGCTTCATCCCGACCGAACAGATGAAGAAAATCTACGACGACGCCTACCTCGGCCAGTATGCCGGCGCCGCCCAGATCGAAATCGCCAACACCCCGGTCATCGATACGACCGACCAGGAAACGGCTCCGACCATCACCCTGACCGCCGTGACCGACTCGCTCGGCGCCAACATCGGCTGTGCCGCCATCAATGCCGCCGTGTCCGCGAACAACTCCAAGAAGTTCATCAAGGGCGGCGCATACAGCGTGAGCGGCCTCTACATCCGCAACGCTGCCGGACAGGAAACGAACCAGCCGTTCGTCGTCATCATTCAGGAATCCAAGAATGGCGGCTCCGCCGTTACGGCTTCCATCCCGGAAATCCGCATCGCCGCCGCTGGCACCGGCTACAACAACGCAAACGCGTGGATGAGCCAGAGCGCCCTCAACTCCGCCATCACGACCGGCTACCTGACCCTCACCCCGTTGCTGACCGGTTCCAAGCACTACGCCGTCGGCCAGTGCCGCACGGAATCGGCCCTTGGCTTCGACCAGTACCGCTTCGGCAACCTGCCGGGCAGCGAGAACTCCGATGTCGCCACCGCCGGCAACGTCACCATCAAGATGGGCGAATTCGGCGACGGCAAGAACGGCGTCAAGCTGGTCCGTCTCGACTTCCCGTTCGTCGCGAAGATTTTCGACGTGCGCGAATCCGTGACGACCTACCTCCTTCTCGACTAATTCTGCATGGGTGTCCTTCCAAGACCTCCTTTTGGATGACACGAGCGCTCGCCTAACCACGGCGGGCGCTTTTTCTTCAAACTTGTACTTGGCACACGGATATGAAAGTCAACGAACTAATACAGACCGCATGCGAGGACCTTGGACGTGTAGGCGACGGCGAGACCGTTTCCGGCGACTTGGCCGCATCGTGCGAAGGGCTCCTGAATAGGGCCATTACCGAGCTGAACCAGGACGGCTACATCGCCGTCACGAAGCGCGAGCACGACGTGACCGCTGCCGGGAAAATCTATTTCCGCAAGCTGGTCGTCGGAGAGGCGCAGGCTCCCAACGTCATCGACTCCGAGCCGCCCGACAGCGTGTCGGACGTGGCCCGCAAGGTGGGCATCCGCTGGATGCGCCTCCGCGGCATGGAGATTTCGGACATCCGCTCCGTGACATCGGGAGGACTCCCGCAGGCGTGGACGTACCAGACCACCACGGAACTCGCCCCGAACGACACGGTGCGCCAGGTGGGTGTCATCGACACGAACGGCACGGCCCCGACCGAAATGCGCGTTTTCGTGCGCGAGAAAATCCCGGCCTACCGCATCGGCGACACCATCTACCTGTCCGACCTTTACCGCAACTTGATTCTCTATGCCCTCGAGGTGCGCATCTGCAAGAAGTACAAGCTGTACTCCTACTTCGACCAGGCGCAGGCGGACTTGCTCGCGGCGAAGGACTCCATCGACACGAACAAGCTGGCGAACGCGCCGGACGTGAGCGACGCTTCGCTCTCCGGCTCATACCTCGACAGCTACTACGACGGCCTCGGCGGCGTGGGGTACTAGATGGGGCAGGGTAAGGTAATTTCGGCCCTCATAGGCGCGTCCAACAAGGCGCGTTTCCCCGGCGTGCAGGGCTCCCAGCTCTCCGTGAACATGTTCTACGCCAAGAACGGCGCGGACGAGTTCATGGAATCAGTTCCCGGTCTCAAATTGAAGCGCCTGGTCGCGTCCGGCATGAAGTGCCGCGGGGCCTATTGCTCCACCATCGGGCTAGACGCATACGGCTCCGACGAGGACCTTTTCGCCGTGTTCGGCTCGACCGTGTACCGCTTCCACGAGGACGGGACGGCCTCTTCAATCGGGCGCGTGTCCACCAACAACAACTCGCAGATTAGGTTCGCCGAGACCGGCGGACCGCGCGCCATGCTGTTGATCGTGGACGGCGTGAACCTATGGTATTACGACCTGAAGGAAGGCGGCCAGATGGTGTCCGTACAGCTCCCTGAACGCATTACCGCGGATGGCGGCATCATCAGCCCGACGCACGTGGCGGTGGTGGCCGGCTCCATCGTGGTAAACGACAGCCGCTCCGGTTACGTCTACTACTCGCAACCATACCCTCTCGCGAACGACATGCGCACGATGTACGTGATGGACGGCGACAAGCCCTCCTACATGCCCGACGGAGTCACTCCGCGCACGTCGCAGTTCCCGAGCAGGGAGCACGTGTTCGAGGACGACTACCACGTGCAGAAGTATTTCAACACGGAATCCAGCTCCGACAACATCAACGGCCTTTACGCTGTCGGCCCGACGCTCTACGTGTTCGGCCCCAAGACTGTCGAGATATGGCAGAGGGGCTCGGGCGAGTTCGAGGAATGGATTCGCACGAGCTACACGGCGCAGAACGGCTTCGGCCTTGAAGCGCCGGACAGCGTGTCGTCCTCGGGTTCCCTGGTCTATTTCGTGTCCTCGGGTGCGCAGTACGGCAAGGCCGTGATGATGGCCTCCGGGACCACGTACAAGAAAATCAGCGACGACTGGCTCGACGAGAAATTGATGCGCGAGAAGGCGTCCTCCGCCTTCGGGTTCTGTTACTCCGTTGGCGAGCACAACTTCTACGTGCTCCAGCTCCCCGGCATCGGGGAGACGTGGGTGTACGACACCCTCGACGGCGGATGGCACCAGCGCACCTCCCGCGACCCGAAAAGCGGCATCGAGGGACAGTGGCGCGCACGCTCCGTGCAATATTGGCACGAGAAGTTCTGGGCCTTTACCGTGGACGGGTGCTGGTGCGAGTTCGGCGGCTACTGGTCCGAGGATTACCCGGACGGCACGAGCCTCCCGATGGTCCGCCACCGGCAGACGGCGGTAATCGTGGACGACTTGCGCCCCTTCACGTTCGAGGAACTGACGGTGGAGTGCAACGTGGGCTCGTGGGACGATTACGAGCTACAGCCTAAACTCTTGCTCGAGGTGAGCAAGGACGGCGGCAACACGTTCGGCAACATCCGCTCCGCGTCCATGGGACGCACGGGAAACTATTCACAGCGTGTCCGCTTCATGAACCTGGGTTATTGCCGCCTGTGCGTGTTGCGCCTGACCTACTCGCACCCGACGGAGTTCGTCATCGCGAAGGCTTCGGTACGTGCCGAGGCTACGGCGGAGGAGATGTAGCGCCATGCGTAACGCGATCATAACAGGTTCCTCTAAGACCTCCGACATCGTCGGGGTTCTTACGGGCGTGTGGAACGAGTACGACGAGCGCGGGTGGCATATCGTGAAGACGCCGTTCTTCGTGTCGCTCTCGGCCACGTTGCAGGCAGGCCCGCAGATTCTCCCGGTGACCCCGAGGAGGGCGGCGGTGCTCTCGTGGGCGAACTCCTCGAACAGCGGAGTGATTGTAATCAAGGCAATGGACAGGAATTTCGTATTGCCCGAGAACGCGGTGGTGGAAACCACGCTTTTCGGTACAGGAGAATAGGTATGGAAATCAAGGACGCAAAAGACCTTAAAAAGAAGCTCGCGGAGTTCCGCGACGCTGTCGAGAACTACCTCGACAACATGGAAATGGACGAGGCCGACAGGAAGGCCGAAAAGGAAAAGGAGTAGACCATGGGCGTATTCGACATCGCCGGGAAGATTCTCGGCACAGACAATTCGGGCGCGGTGAACCAGGCGAACGCCACGATGGACGAAATCGGAACGCTTGCGACCACGAACAAGAACCAGAACCAGGCAATGCTCGACCAGTACCTCGCGCAGATGCAGGACCAGTTCGGCGGCGGCGCGCAGGCCTACGAGAACATCGTGCAGAACCTCGCGAAGGCCATCGGCGGTGCGGACTATTCCGGATTCCAGTACGGCGGCAACGTGAACGGCTTCTACGACCCTGCGGCACAGCAGAGGGCGAACGCCGCCATGGAGGCCATCGAGGGTTCGGCGGCATCCGGCGGCTCTCGCTTCAGTTCCAACTTCCTCGACAAGGTCGCGGCGAAGCAGCAGGCCCTCGCTTCCGAGGAATGGTCCAAGGCCTACGACCGCATGATGCAGGATCGGGCCGCGCAGCTCGAACAGTGGCAGACGGGGCAGCAGGCGCAGAACCAGAAGATTCAGAACCTCGGCTCCCTCGCGAACATCTACGGCATGGACCGCAACGCACTGAACGACGCGGTGAACAGCTACTACGCGAACAGCATCAACAACCGCAACGCGTACTTGCAGACGGTCTCCGACCTTGCGGCAGGCAAGGCGCAGAACTCTCTCGCGCAGACGAACGGCATCACGGACATCTTCGGCGGGGCCGCCACAATCGGCGCGGCTCTCTTGAAGTAGGGGGTACAACATGCCTTTATCCATCAACTTTAACTGGAGAGCCCCGAACGTGGACGTGTCCTTTTCCGAACGCCAGCGCGACAGGCTGAACCAGGGGCTCATGCAGGCCGGGAACGCGATTTCCGGCGTGAAGGACTACCGCTGGCGCAAGGCGGAACAGGATCGCCGCAACTCCATCGAGGACGCGGACAGACAGCGCCGTGTCGCGGAGGAGGAACGGCAGAAGAAGCTGTACGGCGAGGCCGCCGAGGCCATCCGCGGAAAGATGGCGCAGCGTGCGGCGCTCGTGCAGAAGCGCGACGCGCTGAAGGCTAAAATCGACGCGCTGAAGGCTAGAATCGGAGAGTAAGCCATGGCAAGCTGGTCCGACATCATGAAGATACTCCCGAGGGTTGCGCTGCAACTCTTGCCGGGGATCATGCTCGGCGGCGGGCGCATGGCGACCACCATCACGAAGGCGGCGCAGAGGAAAGTCCCCGGCGCCGCCATGACCTATCCCGGACTCACGCAGGACTTCATCTACCCCATCGTACCGTATTACTCGAAGGAATCGTGGGCGAACAACAACGGCGTGCAAAGGGGCGTCGCGGAGAAGGCCGCGAAGGCGCAGAGCCTGGAAGAACACAACCGCGCGCTCATGGCCGGAGGCCCTGCTGCAGAACGCATGCTCGAGAGCTGGTGGCCCGGCGAGGACATAAAGCCGCGTCAAGACTTCACGCCGAGCAGTTCGGCGGTGCGCGGAGTGCGCATCCTCCCGAACAACAAGATACAGATACAATTCCGCGACGGCGGCAAGTGGTACACGTACCGCGGTGGCAGCAATCCCCGCGAGGCGTCCGAAGCCGCCCACGCATTACTGACCGCCCCGAGCATCGGGCGTTCCCTCCCCCGCAACGGGAGGAACCGCCACGACTACCCCGGCGCCGAAGGAATACCGGATTCCGAGGTCGGCTGGTGGGGACGCAACCATTACGACCCGAACTGGTAAGGAGAACTTATGGCAGAGAACATGGTTTTTAATTGGGCGGGACAAGGCCCGCAGGCTGGCGGGGCTTCCGCGACGTATTACGGTGCCGCACCCGTGCAGACACCCGCCGCCGACCCGTTCGCGGCAGAACGCGCCGAGCTCGCGCAGCTCGAGGCCGAACTGAAAAGCGTTGAAAACGAAATCGCGGATTTCGACCGGGCGAACCCCGGAATAGAATCCGGCGACATCGAGGTCGCGGCGAAGATGATGGAGGCGGGAAACGCGTCTCCATATCAGTCCATGGTGGGAATGGCACAGAGCCGTGCGCAGGGCATCGCGAGCGCCGCCAAGAACGCCGAGGACGCCATCCACAACGCCATCGACAACGCCGGCGGGTTCGTGGCCACGTTGAAGGCGAAGGACGACATGGCCCGCGAGGAGGCCCGCGCTCTCATGCGCGTGCAACTGAACAAGGCCGAGCGCATGTCGAAGGAATCGGGAGTCCCGCTGCCGGACGAATGGTTCAAGCTAGACGCCCTCGTCAATGAAGGGAAGCCCGAAGGCAACGGCAACGGCTGGAACTACGACAACACCCGCGAATTTGCAAACGACATCCAGACGAAGGTCAACAACAACGTCCTCCACGATTCCGACCTGGAAGAAGCGGAGAAGCACGCGCAGACCATCAACAACTCGGACATGGCGAAGGAAATCCGCGACATCATCAAGGCGAACAAGTACAAGACCGAGGAAGCGAAGGCGAAAGGCAAGGCTGCAAGAGCCGCCGCAGAGACGGAGGCCGCCGCCATCAACGCGTTGACCGACAAGAACGAGCGCCTCATCCGCTGGAACGGCGCCTCCAAGAACTTGAAGACGTACTACACGATGGACAACGACGGCATCGTCAAGAAAAAGTAAGGGGTAGACCATGGCAAAACCGAGCGACATTCTCACAAGTATGGCGATAGCCGACAAGGACGCGACGGACTCCGCACGTGTCGCGGGCTACCTCGACATGTTCAGGAACGCGCAGGGCCTGACGGGCGACCTCCGCGAGAAAGCCTTCATCGAGGGCTTCGGCGATTCCGTCCCCTACGAGTTCCGCGAGGCCGAGACGAAGGCCGAGCTCCCGACCATCGGGGCCATCCTCGACAAGCTGGATCTGAAGGACGACAAGAAGGAAATGAAGGGCGGCAAGACGGCCCTCGACAAGTTCCTGTCCGGCATGACCGACCGCAAGAAGCGTGCGGATTTCAAGGACTCCATCGAGAAGGCATGGGGGCCGGAGGGCTGGGAATGGACGCAGAAGGCGTTCCAGGACGTAGCCACGGACAAGATGAACGAGGACATCAGGGCGGGCCGCATCATGGCTCTTTCGGGTGACATGGAAGGCCAGGGCATCCCGGAGAAGGTAGGCGGCATGGCGATGAAGTTCTTCACGCCTCGCCGGTACGAAGCCTTCGCAGAAGGAAGCGACCCGACCTGGAAGGACAACATCGGTGACGCCGTTGAAAGCGGTTTTATGTCCGTTCCGGCTGGTCAATACGCGCGAGTCCTCGGAGTGGTTCCGAAGGTCGGCAAGGCGTTGAAGGCAAACAAGTACGTGTCCAACCTTTTCGGCAACGCCGTGGCTCCTTTTGCTGGCGAAGCCTTGGATGACGTGATGCGTGGCGAGGATGACCCGAACACCGAAAGACAGGATTTCAGCCTCGGGGACGCCCTCATGGCTACCGCTACAAACCTCGGCGTAAACTTCGGGCTTGCCCGAGGTTTGGGCGGCGCGACCCGCACTCTAGGTGGCGAACTGACCAGAAGCGCCGAAGGCGGTGCTATGGGCAAGGTACGCAAGGCAATCGAAAGCCTCGGCAAGACCAACGTGGAACGCGGTCTCCCCGCCCCCACGTCCAAGGCCGGGTACATCTTGCAGGCCGCCGACATGGCGGCGCCCACGCTGTTCGTCAACCGTCTAGGGAAAGACCGCGACGCCGACCTCGCCTTCAATATGGCCGGATTGGCTATTCCAGGCGCTTCTGCGAGCGCTTTGCTTGGCGCAGGCGGTATGTACGGTGTCAACTCCGTAAAGGACGAAGTGAAGGCCCTACGCGACAAGGAACACAGCGAAATGAAGGACCGCAAGACAAAGAAACAGGTCGAGGCGGTCAAGGGGACGACGCTCGGATTGACCCCGCGCGACGAGAAATACTTGCAGGCAGTAGCGGACGACCCGTCCATCGTGACGGTCGGCTATGCCGCCGACCCCGACGACTTCAAGCTGTGGCTCCTCGAGCGCGGTCACGACCTCCTGAAAGGCACGGGAGCGCACCGCCCGCTGTGGGAAATCGAACCTTAAACTTGTACTTGGCAAACGAAGATGAACGAGAATTTAAACAGATTCAAGAAGTTTTCGGCACGTTCCAAGGCGCGCTTCTCGAAACTTTATGAGAACATCAAGGAGGAGAAGGCCCTCCTTGCCGGCGACCAGTGGGACAAGGCCGACGACAAGTTCGTGTCCGCGAAGCGTAACCGCATCACGGTAAACGTACTGAACAACCAGGTCAACTCAGTCTCGAACCAGTACGCGGCCTATCCGTTCACGTGGTTCACGGGACAACAGGAACTCGACGAGAAAATCGACGATTTCTTCTCGTCCGACTCCAACCGCTTCGCGTCACAGGAAGCCCTCCTCGATACCGTGTCCTTCGGGCTCGGCGTCTTGGCGCTCGGCTCCGACACGGACGCCACGGGGAATAACGTCCCGGTCATCTACGCCGTGGATGACATCGAACGCGTGGTGCTCGACCCGGACAGCGTGGAGCTCGACGGCTCCGACGCCATGGAAGGCGCCCTCATCGACTACCGCTCCCGCGAGTGGGTGCGTGTGCACATGGGCATGGAATACCTACCCGCCGAGGATGCGCCGATGATTGTCGGGAACGCCTCGTGCTCGGAACTCGTCCCCATAGTTACATACTACCGCCTCGACACGGACGGATGCCACGTCTACACGTTCGTGAACGACAAGGAAATCAAGGCGACCGAAACCGACGAGGACGGGAACTCCTACGAAAAGGAACAGGTCATCCCGATCCACCGCATCCCGCTTTTCCCCGTATGGGGCGAGCGCACGTGGGACGGCGACAAGAAAACCTACACGGGCCTCGTCTCGAAGGCGAAGTACATACAGCGCATCGTGAACTACGCGTTCACGCAGCTTTGCGAACGTCTCGCGCTTTCGCCCAAGCCGCAGTGGCAGGGCTACGCGGAATCGTTCAAGAACCTCGACAAGTATTACAAGCAGGCAGGGAGCGGCAACAACACAATCGTCCCCGCCAACCGCCTCGCGAACGACAAGAAGACCGTGCTCGACCTCCCGAAGCGCCTGGACAACACCGTGCAATTTACGGACGTGCAGGGCATCGTGCAGGGCGCGCTCGGCTTGATGTCCTCCATCACGGGCGTGGATTCCAAGGGCCTCGCGGACGCCGAGACCGATGTGACTGCCACCGCCGTGATGTACACGGCCAAGGTGTTCCAGAACAACGTGCGCCACTACTTCTCGCACCTCCGCACCTCCTTCAAGGCATTGGGCGACACCGTCATGGCGTTGTGGGGCTACGACGTGCCGGTGGACGTTACGCAGGGGCCGGAAAACTACATGGAACTCCAGGTTGCGCGGCAGGAGCTGAACCAGCTCATGCCGAACGTGGAGCCGAACCAGAAGCGAGCCATCGTGAACGCCATCCTCCGCACGCACCCGGACAACGAGATTTTGGCACAGCTATACGCCGACCTCAACAGCATGCCTGCCCCGACACCCATGGAGCAGCAGGCCATCGAGACGGCGCAGAAGATGAAGGAAGCCATCGAGCAGAAGGACCAGGAAATCCTCGCCCTCACGGCGGAGGTGCAGGCATACGAACGGAGCCGCAAGGACTTCGAGCAGGGCATCATGGCCGACTTCCTCAAGCAGCGCCAGGAACACGAGTTCCGCATGGAGGAAAACGCGCAGAAGGCCATGCTCGAGCAGGGTGCGGACGCCGTCAAGAGCGCGGCGGAAGCGGACAAGGCGCAGATGGACGTGGAACAGAAGGCCATACAGCTAGAGACGCAGAAAATCAAGAGCGCTACCGAGATCATGCGCTCGGTGGGGGTATAAATGAAGATAGGATTCAACCCCGGCTCCATCGTGGACCTGAACGGCTCGCCGCTCGTAGGGCGCGTGACCGTATACGAGCACGACAGCGACATCGTGAAGGATGTCTACACCCTCGAAGGCGAGACCTACACGCAGGCATCCAACCCACAACTCTTGAACGTGCAAGGGCGCCTGGACGATACGCTGTACTTCGACGCGTCCATCGTTGACGTGAAGATTGAACGCTACATCGGCGACTCCGGGCAGATGTCCGCTGAATCGCCGGACACGGATTTCGAGGACTTCGACGTGTTCCAGGCCGGGTTCTCTCTTGACATCGGACAGGCCGGTGAAATCGTCGACACCATTGACGCGCTCCGCAACGTACCCGTATCTGCGGGAACGGTCAACGTGCGCGGCTACTACTACGCGGGCGACTGCTCGCCCCGTCTCTACGTGTGGGACGCTTCGTCGTCAGCCACCGAGGACGGCGGCTACGTGGTGGGCTCGAACCTCACCGCGTCGGGACGCTGGATTCTCGCCCACGACGGCGACACCATCCCCTGCACGTGGTACGGCGTTCGCCCCGGCAACATTACGAACCTGGCGTCGCTCCTCACCTACCCCGACGTGGTGGGGACCCACAACTTGAGGACGGCGAGGAAGATTTACTTCGTGGCCGGAGAATACGCCAGCGAGTCGATCCTTTTCACCACGAACCGCGTCCTGTGTTTCGCGTCCACGGCCAAGTTTACGGGCGTCACGTTCAAGTGTCCCGCCGTGGAGGTGTACGGCCCGGTGGGCGACTACATCGCGGACTTCGTGTTCGCGAGCGGCTCCTACGTTGCGGGCCGTCTCGCCGAGGCTCACAGCTCGTGGTTCCGCACGAAGCACGCGTTCTGGCATTGTTCGGCGAGCACCATGGTGTACGACCAGGACAACTACTTCACCGACCCAGGCGCGACGGACGACGAGTTCAACGCCGCGGCGGCGTTCGTGAGCGACTACCAGGACAAGCACATCTTCACGCGCAAGCTGCGCATCGGTAACGCCTCATTCGTATACGACGAGGACAACGACGTCGTGAAGGTGTGGTACGGGCAGACGCTCGTCGCCACGCTCGGAGGAGCTGACGGAGTGAACTCCGAGGAAATCCACGCGGCGTTGCTTGTCGCGGACGAGATTGACGCGGACTCCGTCAAGTATTCCGCGCTCAAGATCGAGACGGACGGGAACGACTACTACGTGGAGGCTTCCGACGACGTCGAGGTGTCTTCCATGTCGTTCGGCAAAGTTGGCGAGCGGATGGTCGTGAGGAACACGAAGGACGGGCAGATTCGCGTGACGTGCAAACGCGTCACGGAGTACATCCCGGAACCATTCCACGTGGACTTCCCGATGAACGCGGGGAACTGCGTGGAGCTTCTGTGCGTACAGGGTGCGGAACAGCCGGGCCCGATGTACCCCGCCGGACAGTATTCGTTCTGGGAACCCATCGCGGGCAACATAACTTTGCAGAAAACCATCGACTTGTAAGGACACTATATGCTTGGATATTTGGTAGACCCGCAGAAGCAGTTCATGAGCAAGGGCGGCGACATTCTTGTCGGCGGTCATCTCGAGGTGTATCTTGTCGGCACGGACGACCGCGCCGTTACTTACAGCGATTTCGTCGGGACGCTGAATCCTGCGGACATCACGCTCGACGCAAACGGACGGGCCGTGGTGGTTGCGGATTCCGACATGTCGTACCGCGTGGAGGTCTATTCCGCGAGCGGAGCGTTGCAGTGGACAGTGAGCCCCGCTCTTGTCGGTGGCGGTTCGTTCGTTGCCGTCGACGGGAAGGCCGACAAGGTAAACGACGCGACGGAAGGGCATCTTGCAAGCCTTACCGAGAACGGCGACATCGAGGACTCTGGGTTCGGAATTGACGACATAAAAAATTTTCCTTCATACGTTATTCTTGACAGAAACGCGTCTACCACAACTTTCGCCAAGGTTAAAGAAATTTTTAACTCCGGCAAGATTCCACTTATCAAAAATAACTCGGACCTGTACGTACCATCTTCGCTGTCCGATTCCGGGAGCACATTTTCTTGCATAACATCCACGGAGCTGCGCGGCATTATAATCAACAACGCCGGAGTCTTTGACTCTAACAGGTATTTCTCGCCGATGCGCGTTTTGACAATATATAGCAGTCTTTCGTCGACTAACTTGTTCGTCCAACTCAAGGACCTCGTTGACAATACCTATGTAATCGTGAGACTTTACCAGAGTTCCAGTTCCGCGTACAGGTACGCGACACTCGACAGCTTCCAGTTGAACGACGACGAGAACGATTACGTGTACTTCAAGTTCGTGGAGTCTTTCGTATATAACGGCTCCAAGGTGTACGGGGTAACGTACAAGGAAAACGAAGTAATTATCGACTACGGAGCAGAAACGGAACGCACTGACTTCGGTGCGGTCATTTCTCCGAGCGACATCGCTGACGAAGACGTAGAGCACGGTTCAAGGACGATAGTCTGCGAAATAAAGGGGATGCAATTCCGTTGCTATTACCATACGAAGCAACAGACTACCAGTTCCCAGTTCGTTTTTGAAATAGTAGACAAGGACTATGCGGACGACTGGTCCGAATCGCCCGTGACCCTCTACGACATGCAGAGCTTCATCTACTATCCGTTCCGCAGCACTAACGACACCCAGGCCGTAAGAGAACGCTGGTACGATTTGGTAACGCAACCGGATGGGGCTCGTGGTGGCGCAACCTTGTCGTTCACGTGTGGCGTTTCCAGTATTCCGTGGTATACGTATGTTGGCGAGCCGTTCGATATGGAAGGCTGGGTCAAGTCGGTAAAGGGCGGCCACTACATGCTGTTCCATTACAGGATAGACGGCAGGTACACAGCGGGCAAGATCGGATTCAAGGTCACTCTCATTGACGAGGGCGCCGTATAGCAGGCATTAAACAATCAACCGTGCCGATACTTGTACTTGGCACACGAAGAGGTAACAATTATGGCAGTATACAAGAAAGTTCCCGGTCACGAGACCGTCAACATCAGCACTCTCGAATTCGACGAGACCCCGACGCCGGGCTCGCTCAACTCGGTCACGTCCGGCGGCGTGGACAGTGCAATTGACGCGGCGAAGGAGGAGATGCAGGGCAAAATCGACGAGGTGACGCTCGACCCGAGTGCCGTGGCTCTCGGCAACGTACACCTTCTTGACAAGGTTACGAAGCTTCCTGCTGACGGAGTATTCCTCGTGGACAGTGAGACGAACGGCCCTGGCGCAATTCCGGTTGAAAACTGCTTCGGACTTTCCGGCCTTTCCAACATCTTCGATGTCTATGGGAAAAATGTAGCCCTCGCCTCGTATAGTGTCGGCGACGTTGTTGACGTTACCCCGGCAACGGCCACAAATTTTGTTTGCGGAGTGCATTCCATCTCCGGCGGGGATCTAGTCGTCATTACATCTTCCGGCGGATATGGACCGCGCGGCTGGGCTTTCCTCGATACGGACTACAAACTTATATCGGTATGTCCGCAAAGTATCAAGAGCACGGCTCGTATTCTCAAGGCTCCGTCCAACGCGGCATACGTCGTCGTGAACTCCGAGATTTATCCGGCGACCAATTTGGCCGGAGCCGGGAATGGCGTAATCATTCCTGCATCGTGCAATTTGAAGGAGAGCGCGTTCTTCCAGTCGCTAAAAAACGACCCGTCCGACAACCTGCTCCTGGGCACCACATCGTTCGGTTTCGGAATAGCTACAGGGAACACATCGGTCGGATACAAGCAGAACCTCACCTTGAGCGCATCGACTACGAACGGCGTGGCGATTCTTGAGTGTTCCGAAGGCGACGTATTCAATGTCAAGTCCTCCAGCGGTTCGACATTCCGTGCTTGGGCTTTCCTTGACAGGTTCGACAATATGCTTTCGCGGGCTGATGCAGAATCCGACAACGTGGTGCGCTCCCGTGAAATTATCGCACCGAAATTCGCCATCAAGCTAGTGGTGAACTTCTCACTCAACAACGAGAACGATGTAAGAAAAGTGTCAAGGAATGATGTAGACGGTTTTGTCAATTGCGAGGAGGGCAAGAACATCGCGCTCGCTTCTTACAGCATCGGTGATGTTGTAGATTTGACATCCGCAAGTGCGTCGGGCTATTCCTGCCTCGTCACTCCTTGCGAGTACGGCGACGAATTTGTCGTTTGTGCGCAGGGTGGAAGCAACCCGAGGGCTTACGCTTTCGTGGACAAGGACGACAAGCTCCTGTCCTTGTCTCCGGCAAGCACGTACCTGAATGACAACGTGGTACGAGCTCCTCTCTACGCTAAAAAGTTCGTCGTGCAGACGGACTCCTCGATTTCTCCCTCCGCCTCCGTCAACCGCATCAAGCGTGCAGACACGAAGGCCGTGAAGCACGGAGACATCAAGAACCTTTCCGGTCTCGTTTCCGGCGGTACGGACTACATCTGGGCAATGCTCGGAGCCATCAACAACGGCGTGGCGTTGCGCGAGAGCCTAGAATCTCCGCTTACTACCTTTGAAAAGCCTGGCGACTTGATGGTTCACGTCTCCACGCACAAGATTATAAACGGCGTGGTCTATATGACCTATTACGCAAACACCCGCTCCGCACACGAAGAACCGACCGAGCAGACGGCTCGCTTCGCTTACGCTCCTATGAGCGACCTGTCGAGCAAGACTTTCGTGGACTTGATGGACGTGGGCGACACGTTCGACGGCAAGACGGTGCAGGCCATCTACGACACGGTGTTCATGACCGCGGACGACGACGTTCTCTACTTGATGTGGACGGCGAAATTGAGCGGTGACTATTACCGTCTTTACAAGACTTACACGATTTCAACCGGGACGTACTCCTCGACAAGCTACAACCAGTTCAAGGTCGGCTCCAACGTGATGAACTGGGGGATGCAGAACATGCGTTTGTGCTTGATACGCAACGGTATCAACTTCAAGAAGATGTCGGGCGACATCGGACTGATGCAGAAAATCACGAGCGTCACAGAAGGCGGTGTTACCTACTACTACACCGGGGCGTACTGCTACAATTTCCACTGCATCGTGCGAAGCTCCGATTTTGTGACGTGGGAATACGTGGACGTGCCTCCGTTCGAGAATCTCGGACAATGGGAAAACGCCTGTTACATCAAGGGCGGCTGGCTGTACTACTCGTGCAGGCAGCAGCCGAGCGAGGGCTCCTCGTTCTTGACACGTTTCAACCTTGCAACTCGTCAATGGGACAAGGCCGTGTTCTTGCCGGATTGCCAGAGCCGAAATGACTTTTTTGTCAAGGATGGCGCCCTCTATCTCGTCTATGCTCCGAGAAGCCGTCGCCACATTGCAGTGATGAAAATCAACGAGACCAGCATCGACTCTTCCGAACTTTTGCAGGACGCAGTTCTTTCGGGCGACAGCTTCTACCCGTTCGTCACATTGAGTGGGAGTGACCTTTATATGTCCTTTACAAAAGGCCGTGTGCAGATTGTGTTCACGAAATTTGCGCTTCCAGCATCTCCGTTGAGCGACAGGGCGATACAGAACAAGGTCTCCGCGATGCTTGCATAGGAGTAATATGGAACAGTTCGCAGTTGACACGATTTCGGCCGGAGGGGCGCTCGGCGTCCTCTTCGTGCTGTTCCTCCTCGCTTTCGGCTGGTGTTATTTCCGCATCAAGGGGCACGACGTGCGCCTGAACGAGGGCGACTCCACAATGAAGGAGATGCTCAAGCTCATCACCGACATCCGCATCGACGTGGCGGTGATGCGCGGCAAGAAGGAAGACGAGGAAAAGGAGAGGAAATGAACGTCCTCGGCCTTATCCTCATCGTCGCGGCTTTCCTGTGGGTGGAATTTTCCAGGGGGTAGGATATGGGAGTAACGATCCGCAACGCCATGATAACACCCGCGCCCGTATGGGGGACGAGGAAGGACGGCTCGCACGTCCTCAACAACCAGTTCCTGCTCATAGTCCGAGCAGACCGCGACGGCGTGACTATGGAGCTCACCTTCACGCTCCGCGAGGGGTTCCGCTGCGACGGGCTATCGGTGCCGTGGGCGTTCCGGTGGTTCCTCCCTTCCTGGGATTCCAGGAACGCGCTCTACAACGTGGCGGGTGCGGTGCATGACTGGCTCTACGCCACGAAGGGCTACTCCGTGTTCAATCGCGAAGCGTGCGACGACATCTTCCGGGGGCTTCTCCGCGAGTCCGGCATCGGCAGGTTCAAGGCCGGATGCGCAGACAAGGCGGTCGAGTGGTTCGCGGGTGGTTCTAATCATTGGGGCGCAGACGGCTACAAGGTGGCCAACAAGTGCTCCATGGTGGTGAGGTATCTATGATGGTGCTTGTGCGAGACACGAAAACCGACGAGGCCATTCTCGGCCACATCGTTCTTGACGGTGCGCTAATCTGCTACACGTGCGAAAATCGCGAGAAGGCCATCCCCGTAGGGCTGTATTCGTTGCAGAACAGCATCAGCCCCAAATTCAAGCGAGAGCTTCCCCTGCTGTACTCGCTCCAGGTGTCTTCGAAGCGAGGCATCCGCATACATTCCGGCAACTCCTGGAAGGATTCGAGCGGGTGCGTGTTGGTTGGCATGTCAAGGAACTGCGTGGCGGGTACTATATCCGAGAGCAAGAACGCCGAGACCATGGTCACCATGCTCTGCCGCAACATCTTCCAGCTCGCCATCGTGGAGCGGTGATGGTAATAGTCCTCCCATTCGAGACGCCATCCAAGAAGAACTCCCGCGTGGTCGATCGCCGCACGGGGCGCTCGTTCCCTTCCAAGGTCTACACTGCGTGGCACAAGTCGGCGTCGGCATACGTCAGGCAGAACTACCCCGCCGAGGTTCTCGGCTCCGGGCCGTTCCGCGTCGAGATGTCGTTCTGGCATCCTACGTTCCGCAAGTGCGACGCGGACAACAAGGTCTCCTCCATCCTCGACCTGCTCGTGGACCTCGGCATAATAGACGACGACAACTGGCAAGTCGTCGCGCAACTCCGGGTCGCTAACTACTACTCGAAGAACAAACCATGTGCAGAAATCAAGATTTTCCCCTTGACGGAGTGCGAGGAATAAAATATATTATGGACGATTCCTTCATGGGATTTCTCTACACAGAAGTTTACCAAAAAAAGCGTGGCAGAAAACCACGCTTTTCTTTATATTGTCAAATGATCCCGAGGCACTTTCGGCACTTGTAGACGCCGTCGCCCACGTGCGCCATCATCGACGTCGCGTCCGCGTGGTTGCAGATACTGCAATGCTCGAGTGTGACCGCCGGGGCCCTGCGCTTCACTACGGACGGCTCGGGCGAGCTCCTGCGTCCGTCGGTGTAGTCTATGTGGATTCTTGCTTCCTTCTCGATCATGCGACCATCCTTACCTTGAGTGTTATTCCCATGAGCGCTAGTACGTGCTCGCCTCCGAGCCTGCGCTGGTTCTTCCTGGCGCGCTGGACCGCGTTGCAGTGGTCGCGGAGCTCCTTCGCCCTCTCGGGGTTGCGTTCCTTCCATGCGTCCCTCTGCGCCTGCTTTCGTGCGCGGAACTCCGGGTCGGCCTTGTGGCGATCGTAGTAGGCCCTGGACTTCTTGAGCGCGTTCGCCTTGCCCTTTTCTGTGGCGTAGTATTTCGCGCCGCGCCTGCGCTCGGATTCCTTACCGGCAGGCGAGTGCGCCCACGCCTTGTGCATGGCCTTCCGCTCGGGAGTCTTTTCGCGTTCGCGTTCTTTCAGTCGCATGGATTCGACCTTGTCGGGGTTGGCTTCGCGCCATTTGCGTCTGTATTGGGCCTTGTGCGCCAGCGCTACTTCTGCGGCGTGGCTCCTTGTCGCGATGAAGTCTACACCCGCCATGCGTTGCCGTGCCATCTGGTAAATGTTCACTTTTCCTCCTTGTTCTCTTTCGTCGGTTCGTCCGGGTGCCTCGGGAGCGGGAACCAGTAGTCAATCTCGAAGGTCTGCTCTCCCTCGTCCCAATCGTTAAACATGCACAGGGTGCCATCCACGTCCAGGTGCCCCACGTCCACGAAATAGCGCATCTCCTTTTCATAGTCGTATTTCTGGTGTCCGCAGAACACAAACCCTTCGCTGTCGGGGAACTTCGGCGGGTCCAGTTTCCAGGAACGCCACCCGAACTGCGACTTGAGCCGTTTGTTTTCCTTCATGATGCTTTCGTATTCTTCGAGCGGTATGTTCACGTAGAGCGGCTCCACGTGGGTCTGTCCTGGGTGTAATGGGTAGTCATTGCTCATTTTGCCTCCTTTAATTTTCTTCCGCACTGGGGGCAATAGTTTATTTCAGCGTGAGCGAATAAAGTTCCACCGTGAAATCCGTTTACACGCCAAAATAATTCTCCGCGTTCTCCATCAATAAATAGCGATGCATCTATTGGTCTGTTATCCATTAAGATTTTGAACTGGTTATCCTTGAACTTCTCGCAATACTCGCACATATTTCAGTCCCATGTGATGCAGAAGTAGTTCACGCGTTCCTTGGCGCCCCACTCGGGGCGGCCAGTACCGATGCGGATGCGTGGGTTCTTGAATTCCAGGCGCCTGGACGTGTCGCCCTTCTTAGGATAGCCAAGGGTAAAGACGAGGTTGTCGAAGTGCTTTAGAATATGACGTTCTAATTCCTCGGTTACACGCTCGTAGCAATCGTTATGCAATGAATTATGGGCAATTAGATACTCTAGGTCATAGTCGTTATAATTTGGCAAAAACCTACATTTCCAGTATAGAGACATTTCCCTATACTCCTCTTTCTTCTGGCCCGACTTAATCATTTCAAACCACTTTTTCTTGAGCGGTAAAGTAAGTGTTTTCATTTATTCTCCTGTAGGTTAAAGTCTAACCACGCCCCTCCGTAGAGAGGCGGGTGTTGGGCTCTAAACCTTGTTCGTACCTTCCACGCCGCGGTTCTCGCGGCCCATCGTGCGCTTGCGGAGCCATAGAAGGGCCTCCTCCAGCTTCGTGATGGCGCAGGCGTTCTCGCGGCACTTGAACTCGCTGTTCTGGAATCCCTCAAGGCGACGGACAACCATCACGAGGAGGTCTTCGTTCATGACGCCGTTCACGCCGCACTCCTTGATGGGTCCTTCCTGGAAGTGAATCTCGGCGAGGACGAGGTTCTCGCCCTTGTGTTCTTCGGAGTTTTCCTCCGCGGCCTTGACGACCTTGAACGTGTGGGGCGCGTTGTACTTGTATTCTGCTTCCTCCAGGACTTTCGTGTACTTGGTCGTGAGGAGGTCGTGCTTGGTTTCAATCATTTCCATATTTTTTTCCTTTTTTTTTGTTGAGGGTGTTAGATTTTATTATCTTCCGTCGCCGGAGCCGTAGCCGTAGCCGTAGCCGTAGCCGGAGCCGTCGCCGGAGCCGTAGCCGTAGCCGTAGCCGTAGCCGGAGCCGTCGTCGCAGCAGTCGCCGTAGCCGTCGCCGTAGCCGTAGCCGGAGCCGTCGCCGTAGCCGGAGCCGCAGCCGTCGCCGGAGCCGTAGCCGGAGCCGCAGCCGTCGTCGGAGCCGTAGCCGGAGCCGGAGCCGTCGCCGGAGCCGTAGCCGGAGCCGTCGTCGTAGCCGGAGCCGGAGCCGTCGCCGGAGCCGTCGTCGTAGCCGGAGCCGTCGCCGTAGCCGGAGCCGTCGCCGGAGCCGCATTTCTTCGCGGGCTTCATGTTGATGTTAAGACTGCTCACTGACGCCTGCCTTCACGATGCTGTCCATCGCCTCCTGCGTGCATGGGATGACTTCGTACACGTCGCCGAGCCAGATTTCGTCCAGCTCATTCGGGAGCGTCACGTTGACCGCGATGCCGTTCTTCGCGACTGCCGAGAGGCTGATGCCTTCCTTCGCCTTCCAATACCAGAGGCGGCGGGACTTGACGAGAGTGGCGTGGTTTCCGTCGTGTTCCTTGAGGAACCCTGCGTGGACTCCGCACTCGTGGCCACGGCAGATGACGTACGGCATGCCCTCGGTGTTCGTGGGTTTCGCCTGTGCTACGCTGTCCTTGCGGACGTACGTGATGCCGTTCAGTTCGATTTCTTCGTTTACCATCTTCGATCCTTTGCCCTACTGGGCGGTTGATTTGTTCGGTTTTAATTTTTTGTAGAGTTCAAACCAAATCTTGCGCCACTTGGCCCAATACTTATGTTCTTCCCTCCATACTTCTTTTGTATGTCTCGGTCTAAAGCATGCGAAGGTCTCTCTCCCCATTTCACTATTGCACCATTCAGCCATCGCCAAGCACCGCTTGTACTTGTTGTGGGCAATCACCTTGTCGGCTTCAGATTTGATGTAAACTTCTTCTTCGGTTTTCATACAAAATGCTTTACCGATTTTGTATGCCGAAATGATGTTGTCAATTCTATGTGCTTTCAGTTCGCTCATTTGTACTCCTCCGCCTTCGCTCGGCACTTGCGTTCTACATTGTCCCACTTATAATACCACGTATCTATCCTAGTTGCATATATACCAAACCACTTTGAATTTTCATGAAGCGATAAATAATTGTTTAAATTGTCTACCGCTTTCATCGCTTTAGCTATTTTAGCCCTCGCACGCCACAACGCCCTGCGGAGCCTGCGCTCACGCATACCCGCATCCACCATCTCTGCGTATGCCGTGGCCTTCGCATCCTCAAGTTTCGCCTTGAGTTCTGCGATGTAGTTGCGCAAGTCACCACCGCCACATTCTTCTTCCAACTGCAAGAATCCTGCCATTTCGTCATCGTCTAACTGGATTCTCGCCTTGAGTTCTGCGATGTAGTTGCGCAAGTCACCACCGCCACATTCTTCTTCCAGTTCATCGCACTGCATCTTGTGTCTCCTTGAATCTGTTTTCCCATTCTCCGCAGTCTTTATCGCCATAGGTGCGGTACTTGTGGTGTCTTGTGCATAGGAACGTACTCCTTCCGCTACCTACGGGAGCATCGTTGAACCTAAAGTTTGCAAATGCACATTCACTACATTTCTTTGTATTCAGATCTATTTTCATTTC